AGGGTTAGTCATTAAAATCTCAGTCATAAAAAGCAGGGTGTTTTCGTTGATATAGTCATCGGAGTCCACCCTAATAACGAACGCCCCCATCGATTTCCTGATGCCGATATTGGATGCTTCGGCTACCCCCACATTGTTTTGGAGATAAATCGGCTTAATCTGTTCGCCAAAATCTGACATAATCTCCCGACTATTATCAGTTGAGGCATCGTCAATTACCACGATCTCATATCTGCCCCTGTCCATTGATTGTTTAAGACAACTCCTGATACAACGAGCCAAATACTTTTCGTGGTTTCGGTTAGTGATTATGACCGAAGCATCAATGACCATAATTTTTGTGCCTTATTAAAATCATTAATATTGTGAATATCTATACTATCGTCCACCAACAGTACCTCTGGGTTTGGCCTATACGGATTCTCGTACTGACCGAGCCGTTCCTTAACCATCGCCCAGATTGAACCATAAATCGGGAAATATTGGCGATGATAACTTCTTGTATCCTTCAGTCTGGTCAAGGGATAACAGGTCATCACTTCTGGATAGCCACCGAGAATTAAATCTTTCGCCCATTCTATTAGATTAACATTAATAGTCGGAGAACAAGCCTGAACCGCCACAAACGCATCACAGGACATTTCTTTTATGGCGTGGCGATAAACTTCTATATTCGGAGTGTTTCCGCACAATGCCAGTGGCCTCTTGATTGTTTTAGCTCCATTTTTTCTAGCAATGTCTAAAATCTTATCCGAATCCGAACTGACATAGCACCCACCCAAAACATCCAGACATTTCTTCAAATTCCAGACAAACATCGGCTTGCCACAAAAACTCCTAAAGTTTTTTCTTAGAAGTCTTGTGCTATCACTCTTGGCCAGTATTAGACCCGTCAACCGCATTTTTAATAAAATTATCGGCTTTTAATTTCTCTAATAAATCATAGCCATAGTCAAACCCTATCCCCGATTCCACGCAAACCTCCACCAAGTCCCTTTTCCCATCTATTAGATAAATGAAGTAATCCAATAACCGATTGTATTCTTTACTAACATTTTGAACTCCATAGCGACTTCGCATCAGTGGCCCCTTAAACAATCTCTGGGGAATATAATTTCTCTCATAAATAGAGATTAAATTTTCAAGGTATTTTTGAACCTCAACAATCCTTTCCTCTTTAACGATTTCTGGCGTATCAGCGGAAGTATGATACTGCTCGTAGGGATAACGACTTATCATTAATCCCGATATTCCAACCTTCGGGTCGTTGAAAAAGTATTCATCAGAGCCAATTAAGTGCCTAAACAACCCCTTTCTGAAACTCGCCCCCGTTTGTAAAAGAGCCAAATGAACCACCCAGTCCAGTTTATTCTGGTCAAGCGGCTTCTGGATTAGCAAAGTATTATCATCACCAATAGCATCTAGGGCAACCACAAAATCCACCTTAGAAATATCTTCTAAAAGCCCGTAAGCGATAGAACCGATTGTCTCCGGACAGAAGATTATTTTTATGGTGTGGTTAAACTTATCTTTCAACTTAAACGCCAAATCCACCAAACAAGCCACACCAGAAAGGTTGTCGTTCGCCTGAAATGGGTGATCTAAATGAGCAAATAAAAGTATCTCCCTGTCGGATTTTCCCTTAATAGTATGTTCGGCTATTTTTAATGTGCCGTCTCTGAACTCGGTATCAATAAAAACTTCATACTCTCCTTCTTGCAATCTATCTTTCCACATCGGCTTGTCGTTGATTCCCTCTATCCTGACCTTGCCAACGGTCGGGTCAATCCCCCTCAGAGAATCGTTACAATCGTTGCAAATCGGCACCCGCTCATATAGTTTATTTTTGGGCAGACAAAAACCCCAATCTTTCTCATAAAAAACATAGTGGTAAGGTATAGCGTCTGGCAACTCATCGGAAACCACCAAATGTTTTTTCAATTCCTCAAACGAAACCTTGCCCTGAAATGGTTGGGAATAAACCCACAGACTCAGTGGGTCTTTCTGGTAATCAATAATCTTCTCTCCGTTAAACTTCACCCAGGCGTCTCTGACTATCCATTCTCGCGGGACTTCCCAAGTTTCCAATTTCGTGCCAGAGCGCACTTCTATTATTCTCAAATCTAAAAGTTTCTTCAGGTATTCCAGGGCGCTATCATAACCCTCACCCAAAAGAGTGCGGTTGAAAGGATAAAGGTCTTTAATTATCTGAGAGATATTACTCGGCATATTTCTTTTAACGGGTTGATAATGTTTGCGCCGCCCTCTTCGATAGCCACAATTTTTCTTTGTCCGCCCAATTCTTGCGGTTCGCCCAATTGTTGTTCAATAGTTCCAATTAGGTTTTTTAGACTAGTTCTTTTAGCCGCTTCGCTAATAACTCTACGGTAATTGTAGTATCTTTCATCTCCGCCGAATGTCTTGGGAAACCAGTCTTCAACCACTACGACTGGAATATCTAAGTATTGAGCCATAAGCTCAAACGTGCTTTCCGATATGCTTACCACCAAGTCGGCTGTTGAAAGAACTTCAGCGCAAATCTCCAAATGGTCTGGCTTGCTCCTGTCTGAAAAAACTGGGTTATCGTATAGTTTCGGGTCGTGTCCCTCAATTATCTTGGTCGTAATGCGGTATCCCTTTCTTAACTTTCTCAATTCTTGAGCGACGTTCTTGTTTTCGCTTAATTCCCTATCCCAGTGTTCTGGACAGAATACGATATTCATTCTCCCATGCGACCTTCTTCCTTTAAGGTGCTGGAAAATAGTCGTTCCCGTAATAAATATCTTATCAGTTGGGTGTCCCGCTTCCACCAACGACTTTTTGTCCCTCTCGCCCCAAACACATAACTTGTCTGCGGTAATTGGCTCATTAAAGGGCGGGTAGTATCGGCTTGTTCCTCTTCTACCGTGCTGAACGACAATAGTCGGTTTCCCCAACAATTTGGCGTAATTCACCATGCCCCTCTCTAGCGAAGTCGTGTCGCCCCAAACTACCACCCTATCTGCTTTTTCAACGCTATCGACGACCTCAAACTCCTTTAAGGCATCTGCGAGGATGGCGTTGTGGTCGATGGCATAGACTTTTGGTTTAGAACAGGCAGACCACCCTCTCGCTGACAGGCTTTTTCCCAGGTTAAACCAACCTGTGTTGTTGTTCTGTTTTCCAAAACCCATTTTCTTTGTTGCTGTAAAGTTTTTTCCCTGAAATCTTTATCGACTATCAGCTTCTCCAGCTTGGAATACCAATCCTTGTAAGTATTCTTGGCTCTATAATTGACTTCTTCTTTGTAGGGCAAGACATCGGAGGCAAGAGTAACCGTACCGACAGCCGCATACTCATAAAACTTGATATTGGACTTCCCTCGGTTAAACTCGCAATCATAAAGGGGAGCTATACCTATATCAAAGTCACATTCTCTCAATTTATAAGGGTGAAGTTCTGGTGGGTAGAACGGCACATGAACCATATCCAGCCCCTTAACCTTTTTATACCAGTCCAGTGCTCCTTGCAGATAAGCCGCTTTTTCTGGCTGAAGTCCCTGCCAAAGAATACGGGTGTATTTATACATCTCGCCCTCTAGGGGATTACCCGTCATGCCGTAGAGCACAAAAAGAAACTTATGTTTTTTTTGTAAGTCGGGTATAACATCTCCTATAATCTCCAAGTCTTTCCAGTGAGAAGCCGCCCCCATATAACCGACGATCAATTCGTCTTTATCATCGGACCTACGTGTATAGAACTCAGTGTTTATCATATTAGGACAGATAAACACCTTCTTCCCCCTAACCAACTTTCTCATCTTATCAGCCAAAATCGGGCTTGGGGTAATACAAGCATCGGCCTCCCTGATAAAATCCTCATATTGATCTTTATAGGCGCTAGAAACTAAAACGGAGGGATTGTCTGGATTTACTGACCAAAAGTCATCGTCTAAATCGTAGATAACCCTTTTCTTGCCGTTTTTGAACTCTCGCATCAATACAAGGGGATTAGCCGATGGATGATAAGTTCTGCCAAAGATAACAGTATCGGGATACTCCATTAACTCTTTGGGGGTTGTTCCGCCCACCGACATAAACTTTACTTCGTGTCCTCTATTCTGGAGGGCAATAGAAGGAAGATGGTTACGGTGAAACCAGATACCGCTCTCCCACGACATTGGCGAGTCTAAAACAAAAAGTATATTCACAATTTTCTTAAAAAGTCAATGAATAATCCAGTCTCCTTAATTTTTTGCTGTAAATCCAGCAATTCCTGCCTACGACCAGATTGCCCCTCAAGGATTCTTTTGGTTACCCACGACTCCATAATTCGGCTTACCTCCAAATCAAAAACATACCTTTTGATGAGGTCTCCTTTCGCCTTTCTACTGGCGAGCCATTTTCTTAAATTGTCAAAGATTTTCATGATGCTAGGTGTCAATCTAGGCTTGGCTTTGGTAGATTGACCCACCAAGCCAAGCACATAGCACAAGATTTGAGGCTTAACTACTCACTAGTAGTAGCCTGATTGAACGGCGACATTCAAGCCGCGAGAACGATTGCGAGTGAATACGGTGGAACCGTAAACAGTCCATGTAATGAAGTTAGAACCAATCTTGTCTTCGCACTTACGAATTTCAAGAGATGGGACTCTCTGCATCACAACATCAATCATTCCCTTCCTACCGAAGTAAATTGCCTTACAAGTAGTTGCCGAGACCGCACCACCAGAGATGGTAGTAGCAATGGCCGAACACTTCCCCGAAGGCAGATTGTTGGAGATATAGACCTTGAAACCCATAAAGTCTCCAGTATAACCATTCCTCAGGGTTGCGTCAGCGGTATTGTAACCAACCGAAGTCGATTTGGTCTCAATGTAATAGGCAATTTGCGGGGTAACGAGAGCAACCCAGTCTCCCATTTCCTCTACATTGTTCTGCCTCAACAACTTTCTTGCATTGGCGAAAATGTTGATGATAGCGGCAGAACCAGCGGAAACGGGTCGATGAGCCGTGCCACCCTGCAAACCAGCAGCATCAGCGCCAAAACTGACGAAGCCGTCTGCACCAGTAATATTGGCAAAGACGTGCCTGTCAATAACATTGGAAAGCTGATAAGCGGCATCCTGTGTCAATGGAGCGATATGTTCAGGATAAGTCTGGAGGTCTTTCGGGTCGTCGATGTAGAAGGTTGCGTGCTTGTAAGAACTGACCACCAAAGAATCTTGAGCAAAATCTAGGTTAGTTGCCGAAAGAGGCGTGCCAGGAGTATAGGTCTGGGCTGAAAGGCCGGAGAAATACGCTTTTCTTATAGTATCTCCATATTTCAGTTCATCCCTTAGCTCAGTGTTAGCCACTTCCATCGCCACCAAGGATTTGTAAAGGTTCTTCTGAACTGACTTGCTCCAAAGAATAGGAATTATGGCCGAAACGTCGTTCGAAACTACTCTTCCCATTTAACCTTCCCTCTGTTTCACAGGTCTCCGATAAGCTCCAGTCTCAACGAGGAAATCCTCTTCCTCTTCAGACGTCATTTCACCGCTTTTGAAGCGCCTGATTTTCGCCTGCGGACTGGAAATATCTTCGCCCTGCTTGGTCGAGGGAGGAATTACTTTTTTCTCTTCCTCGACTTTTTGCCTTTTCGCTGTTTGCCAAAGAACGAAATCCTCGTCCTTCTTGGCGTCTTCCAAAGAAATACCCTTGAGTCTTGCCTCTTGGATTAAACGACTTTTCTCCGAAGCATCCAAACCATCAAAGGCAGAGAGGATTTGGACAATTTCAGAAGGATTAGTCGTCTGGCCGACTTTGGGAAACGTTTTTAGCGCCTCCTCAACTTTAGTTTCCGCTTTCTTGACACGGGCAAATAATTGCTCATTCAACTTGGAAACCTTGGCCAGTTCTTTCTTTAGAAGCTCGGTTTCGGTAGGGGTTCCCGATTCCCCAGTGGAAGTTTCTTGTCCAGCGGTATCTTCCCCCGCTTGGTTTATAGAGTTTTCCTTCTCAAATAATTCTTCCATTTTTAAGAGAATGGTTAGTTAAACTCAATTATCTTCGACCTTTTGGGTCATTGATATTCGTTTTTCAATGTGGCAGAACTTTCTGGTTTTCGGTTTGCCTCCAAAAAACGAAACATATCTTTTAAGAGCTTAATCGCCTCCTGTCGTCCCGCCAATTCCTCGAATGTTTTAATATCGCCGATTTTATTCAAAGAGTCAACCTTTTGTCCGATAAATTCCATTAGTATTTCGCCGTATTGCGATTTCGCCAAAGACTCCATTTGGTTTCTTAACAATTCCTCGTTCATAGAGTTTGCTCGGCCATCGCTGGCATACTCGACATCATGCTCGGCATCGGCAAAGGCTTGGAGACTCCGCCACCGGCTCCCTTGACCGGTATACCCATCATCATCTCTGCCATCGAGGGCATCGGCTTCTCTGGCTCGAAATCAATCGGGTTGATACCGCCAGACTCTAGCCAGGCATTGACCAGTTTCTTTCTGTCAATTACCTGGGCCATCATCGGATCAGTGGTAGAAGCCTGAATTAAGGCCAATAGGGCCTGGGACTCCACCGCCGTATCCCGATACTGGCCGGTGATAACAATATCCAATTTATAT